ATCCGCGCACTGCCTCGTTGATCTGTCTCAGGGTTAGCCGCTTCATTGCGTCACCTTGTCTTCTCGGCAGATGTCGCAGTCCTTGTCGTCGCACGGCTCTAACCCGTATCCGATCGCCCGGGAAAGGTCGCCGTAAACATCCTTCATCGTCCAGTCGTCGAAATCCCCCGCCCTAGAAACGTAGTAGTGACAGCCGCTCGCAATGAACACCATCCCGACCGGGGCGAGGATCTCCGCCTCGCCGATTCCCGTTCCCCGCCGGTCGATGCTGATCTCGATCGCGATGCCCGCCTTTCGCGCGATCCGCTCGATCTGTCTTCGCGTCATCTCAGTACCCCATCGCTTCGGCGAAGTGATCGCGCTGCGAAGCGGAGACCGTTTCCCAGAGCGGATACCGATGTTCCGCGCCGTCATAGGTGTGCGAGCGGAGATCGAGGAGGTTGCAGGTGGTGACGAACCAATGTTCGTGCGGCCCGTCGCAGTCGCTCGACGAGGTGTAGGTCTCGCGCCGGACGGTGTGGCCGTCGAAGCGGAGCGTCGTCTCCGTCCATGAGAAGCCCTCGTCGGTCGGGCCGCCCGTGACGAACTGCACCCGCTGTCCGGGCCGGAGGGTGATCTGCACGTCGGCGCCGTTCTCGTAGACCCAGAACCTTGCGTTGATCTGCTGCTCCTTCATCTGCTTGCTCCTTTCGGTTAGATCCAGTCCAGCGTGTCGTCCCACGCTTCTCCATGGCCGTAAGGCGTCTCGCGAACCTGACCGTCGCTCACGACCCAGACGACGTTGCGCTCCGAGTCACGGAGGTCCAGTTCTTCGCTTTCTTCGCTGTCGTCCGGCGCCCAGACGCCGCGAACGTGCGACTGGAGCGGGTAGTTCGACTGGTAGGTGAGGCGGATCTCGTCGTCGCCGCGTCCGTCGTCAATCAGCTCTTCGAGCTTTTCCTGAAGTTCTCTGACCGTCACCATGTCTTCTGCTCCTTTGCTTGAGTTCCGGTCGCCTGTCTCATCAGCGGCGGGAGGCGAACCCCGCCGGACGCCCCGAAGGGCGTTTCGACTAACGATCGGCAAGCGACCAGAGCGGGACGCCGTGATAATCGCTTTTGACGAGGTCGCCGTCAGCGACGAGATCTTCGAGCGCCTCGGGCAGGAGCGTCGTCCAGTAAGACCGGGCGCCGTCGTGGAAGCGCACGAAATCGAGTTCGGTCACCAGCGCATAGTGAGGAAGAGAGAAGACGTATGTGTGTTCTGTCGTCTCGTTGCGGGTAGCCCTCAGGATGAAGGCTTCGAGCGCGATCAGGTCTTCGATCCGGTTGGCTTTTTCGGTGATCTTCTGGTCGGCCATGTCTTGCTCCTTTGCTTGAGAATCAGAATTAAATCAGTCCGCGGTCTTTCATGATCGCGTTGTGGTCATTCCGCCGCTCCTTTCAAGGCAGCATATTCAGCCTTACCGAGCCCGACTGCATTGGCGGCCTGTTCGGCGGTGATCTTCTGATACTGCATGAGCGTGCGGGCCATCTTCAGTTTTACGTTTGTTGTAAGTTTCCGGCGGCGAGCTTCGGTTTCTGTAATTCGCATCTTCTGCTCCTTCATCTTCTTGCTCCTTTCGAATTCCGTCTGTAACTGCAATCAGTATACTATTATAATCGGCCGATGGGAACCCCCTTTTTACTGTTTTTTAGAAAAAATAATCACCGCAGTCTAAGCCGTTGTAATAACAGGGCTTGTGGCTGTCTTCCGATCGCCTCTGTGTCTGTTTTCGGGTTATTTCGACCGGCAGAACCGGCCAGATAGGGCTAATGGAGCCCGCTGAGCATAGTTGACATTGACAGTGGTATATGATATGCACCCTCAGAAAGGGGAAGAGAATGGCCAAGAAAACGCCGCCCGTGGCCCGCATCAAAAGGCCGAAGGTACAGACTGTATCAATCGCCGAACTTCATCCCGCTGAATACAATCCGCGTGCTGATCTTCAGCCCGGAGATCCAGACTACGAAAACATCCGGCAGTCGATCGAGACTTATGGCCTCCTCGATGACATCATCTGGAACAAGCGAAGCGGGAATGTCATTGGCGGTCATCAGCGTCTGAAAGTTCTCGCTGCTGCCGGGATCGAATCTGTCGACGTCAAGGTCGTGGATCTCTCCCCCGGCGAAGAGCGTTCGCTCAACATCATGCTGAACAAAGCTGTTGGCCGGTGGGATGAGCCGCGGCTCCTTGACCTTATTGATGAGCTTGGCGAGATGAAAGACGCCGGACCCACCGGATGGACGGAAAAGGAGCTTGAGCCTTTGCGGATTCCGACGGACTTCCCGGATCTGATGGGAAAGGCTGATACTGGAGGCCCCGTTCCTATTATCTGCCCGAAGTGTGGTCATGAGTTTGAGAAATAAGCCGCACGTCTCTATCCCTTATAATCTCGCCGACCTACCGCCGCTTGATTCAGATGCTCCGATCGTATTATCAACATTCTCTGGAATTGGTGGATCATCCGTGGGATACCGCCTTGCGGGGTGTCATGTTGCGGCCGCGCTGGAGTTCGATCCTGATATGGCTGCAATATACCAACGAAACCTCGGCAAGAAGATTCTTGTTCAGGATATAGCCGGAGTATCTGCGGATGACTTCTTGTCTTTCGCCGGGGTTCCGCCGGGGTCGGTTGATATTCTTGACGGCTCTCCCCCGTGTCAGGGCTTCTCTTTGTCCGGCCAAAGGCAGGTTACAGACGCCCGAAACGGCCTGTTTATGGAGTATGTCCGTCTGCTCCGTGCAATCAGGCCGAAGGTGTTTATCATGGAAAACGTGATGGGTATGGTCGTTGGTAAGATGCGGCCGATCTTTCGAGCAATTATAACGGCGCTCTGTGATTCTGAATACTCAGTCGGATGTCGGGCCGTGAATGCCAAATGGCTGGGGGTTCCGCAGGCTCGGCGGAGAGTAATCATTGTCGGGGTTCGCTCAGACCTCCGAAAAGACCCCGTATTCCCCAAGCCGGAGCGTATGCCCGTTTCAGTTCGTACAGCACTGCGCGGGGTCAAGCAGAATCGAGAGGAAACCGAATATCTCCTTGCACAGGGGAGGGCAGGAAGGGCTTATCGTCACTATGACAAGATGCGCCCCGGAGAAACAGCGCAGAAGTGTATTGCAGCAGAAAAGCATATGCAAACGGCTCAGGGGTTTTCTGCTATGCGGGCCGCTTGGGATCGCCCGGCCCCCACAATAATAAAATCAGCGTTCATGGTACGGGCGGGTGGGCTGATGCACCCCGCGGAATGCCGCCGATTCACAACCTATGAAACGGCCCGGCTTTCATCATTTCCCGATGATTGGATATGGCCGGAGTTCCAACACGCTATAGCCGGGATGGGTAATTCAGTCCCGCCCCTGATGATGGAAGCAGTCGCCCGAACGGTACGAGCAGAGGTCCTTGCTCCGATTAGCAGAGACAATCAAACCACGCCAGACTGATAGGGTGGGGCGTAACTCGGAGGAACTCTATGCCGTTAACCGATGACCAGCTCAAGGCCGCCGAACTTCTCGCTATCGGTGAGCTTTCTCCCACGGAAATCGGCCAGCAGCTCGTGAAGCCCGTTACTCGTAAGACGATATGGTCGTGGCAAACGAAGAACGAAGAGTTCAAGGCCCACCTTGAAACGATCCGGAAGGCGCACATCCGCCTCGCCTGCGTCCGCGCCGGGCGCCGGTCAAATACGATTCTCGGGCAGCTCATGAGCGACCTGAAACACCGGAACCCGTCTGTCCGTATGCAGGCGGCGCAGCGGCTTGAGAAGTGGATCTTCGGGGACCGCGTCTCTCTGGAGGTGAGCGGGCCGGACGGTGCTCCGCTCGCGGCGCCGAAGGTGGTGATCTATCTCCCCGACAACGGCCGGGATACGCCGAAGAAGGGCGACGCCGAATCGAAATCGAAAGGAGATGAGGGGACCGATCTCCACGGAGACGATCCGGTGAGCAACGCTCAGTGAAGGGATGCTACATTTTTTGTTGTTTTTGAGGGAAGACCAAAGCAAGACCAAGGTAAGACCTTGGAGGGAAGACCTTCGGCAGACAGTCAACCGTCAATACCTCAAGCGGTTGCGAGGATGGAACGGCTGAATATCGGCTTCGAAGGGAAGACCAAAGTAAGACCAAAGTAAGGGTCCGAAGGTCAAGGTGTGGTAAGGGTGCGGTAAACGTTCAATAACTCTGAACTCTGAACTTAGAATCAGAAACAGCAGCAGCGGATCGGAAGGGGGGCGCCGCCGGTGGGGGGAAAAGATCAGGACACAGTCCAGACCCTGACCGCACAGAGGGGGCCGCAAGAAGCGTTTTTAGCGACCTCGGCCGACATCGCGGTGTATGGGGGTGCCGCTGGGTCGGGGAAGACCTATGCGATGTTGTTGGAGCCTCTGAGGCACGTCCACGTTCCCGGCTTCAACGCCGTGATCTTCCGCCGGACGAACCCGCAGATCATCCGGCCGGGGGGTCTCTGGGACACCTCGCATGAGGTCTATCGGCCACTCGGCGGGGAAGCGAAGCAGAATCCGAGGGGATGGACGTTTCCCTCCGGGGCCAAGATCGAGTTCGCGCATATGCAGCACGAGGACGATCGCTTCGACTGGGACGGCGCCCAGATCGCCTACGTCGCTTTTGATCAGCTTGAGCATTTCACGTGGAAGCAGTTCGTCTACCTGATGAGCCGGAATCGCTCGACCTGCGGCGTCCGGCCTTATATCCGCGCAACCTGCAACCCCGATCCGGACCATTGGCTTCGTCGCTGGATTTCGTGGTGGGTCGACGAGGCGACCGGGGCGCCGATCATGGAGAGGAGTGGTGTCATCCGGTGGTATGTTCTCAGGGACGACGAGCCTCGATGGGCGGATACCCGGGAGGAGCTTGTCCGCGAGCTGGGGCCGGGCGTCCTTCCGAAGAGCTTCACCTTCATCGCGGGGAACGTCTTCGATAACAAGATATTGCTGGACAAAGACCCCGGGTATCTTGCTAACCTGCAAGCGTTGCCTCTGGTGGAGCGCGAACGGCTCCTCGGCGGCAACTGGAATATCCGAGCGGAGGCCGGGATGTTCTTCCGCCGCGATTGGTGGAAGGTGGTAGAAGCCGCTCCCGGGGGTTGGGTGGCCGCGTGTCGATACTGGGATCGAGCGGCAACCAAGAGAGAGGGGAAAGACACGGGCGATCGAGGCCCGTCCTCTACCGCCGGGGTGAAGATGTACAAGTATGCGAACGGTCTCTACTGCGTCGCCCACGTCCACACGATGTATGGTTCCCCGCTCACGGTCCGTCAGTCCATCCGCAACCTCGCCGAACAAGACGGCCATGACGTCTCCGTCGGGATTGAGCAAGACCCCGGACAGGCGGGAACGGCCGAGGCTCAGGATCAGATTCGCAACCTCGCCGGATTCAAGGCACACACCAATAAAGTCCGCGAAGACAAAGGGCGCCGAGCGGGTCCGTTCTCCGCGCAGGTGGAAGTGGGCAACGTCCTCGTCGTGCGGGATCGAATCTGGAACGAACCCTACTTCAAGGAGACGGAGAACTTCGACGGATCGAAGAAGTGTAAATCCGATATGACCGACGCCTCTTCTGGGGCGTTCCATATGCTCACCCGCCCGGTTAAGGTGGCGTCGACGTGGTGAAAGGATCGAACGTGGAAGACAAGAAAGAGATCGGGAGCGTAGAAGCGGCGCGAGGGCTTCAGGCGCTTTCCGTGGCGTTGGCGCGGGCGGGAATCGGCTCTTCGCTGGGAATGTCATTCGGCGGGAAGCGGGATCTCTACAACGTCCTCGGCTACCCGAAAGAGGCGGAACTGACCTACGAGAAGTATCTCTCGATGTACGAGCGTCAAGACCTCGCGAAGGCAATAATCGACAAGCCCGTGTCGAAATCGTGGAGTAAGGTGCCGAAAGTATCGGAGGCAGGAGAGAAAGAGGAGACACCGTTCGAGGCGGCATGGGCTGAACTTCTCGATCGGGTTCGGCTGTACCACTACTTCGGCCGCCTCGACCGTTTGGCTTCGCTCGGACGGTATGCGGTTCTCCTCCTTGGATACGACGGAGGCGGATCGCTGGAGACGCCGGTCGAAAGCACGACGAAACTCCTTTACGTCATGCCCTACAGTGAGCAGGACGCGCAGATTGACCTCTACGAGAAGGATGCGACCAGCGTCCGGTACGGGCTTCCCATCTCGTACAAGATCAAGACGGGCGCCGGTGCGGGCGCCTCTGCGGTCCCGGTCCATTGGTCTCGGGTCATCCATGTCGCACAGGATATGCTCGACAGCGACGTCGAGGGGACGCCCGCGCTGAAGTGCGTCTACAACCGGCTTCTGAACCTTGAGCTGTTGACCGGCGGCAGCGCGGAGATGTTCTGGAGGGGTGCCTTCCCGGGTATGGGTATCCTTGCAAAGGACGGGGCTGTCTTCGACGATTCGACGGCGGATATGACCGACGCGATCGAAGATTATGTTCACGGGCTGAAGCGGTACATGAAGCTACAGAACGTGGACCTTAAAACTCTCGCCTCTCAGGTGTCCGACCCGTCGAACCACGTCTCAGTTCAGATCGACCTAATCGCGGCTGCAACCGAAATACCGAGGCGCATTCTCATCGGGTCGGAGCGCGGGGAACTCGCCTCTTCTCAGGACGAGAAGAACTGGTTGGGACACATCGACGAGCGGAGGAAGGACTTCTGTGAGCCGGTGATCCTCCGGCCGACGATCGACCGGCTGGTTGAGGTTGGCGTTCTACCGTCGCCGGGCGCGGACGGTTATTCGATCGACTGGCCGGATCTTGCGACGACCTCGGACAAGGAGAAGGCGGAGGCTGCGGTTGCTTATTCGAGCGCTCTGAAGTCGTACTTCGATTCGCTCGACGCTCAGAACTTCGTTCCGTTCCCGGTCTACGCGGAACACGTCCTCGGGTGGACTCAGGACATGATCACTCAGCTCGAAGCGAGCGTCGCGGGAATGGCGGCGGATGCGAACGGAAGCCCGTCAGAACAGACCTCGGCCACGGAGGATGTCACGGCGTGAGTACGGTGACGATCAAGAGCGGCGAGGATCGCGGGAGCGGCCTTCAGAAGGATCGCGAAGGCTATCTGACCCGGTGGACAGGGGAGTTCGGGTACGAAGGGGAGGCACATCCATCCGACAACGATATACTTGTCGGCGCTCTCCACACGAACTCGCAGACGTGGCGCGGATACCTCGCGTTCGACCTCACCGGGGTTGACGTCTCGCGGGTGACGGCCGCCTCGATCTGGCTCTACCTTCAGTCGGTCGTCGTGTCTGACCCGCCGCTCGAACAACCGGAGATGGACGTCTACTACGGGGCCGACGCATGGACGGCCGCGCTCCAGCTTGCATTCTGGACACGCCCGTCTTCGCGTTGGCCGGACGGCGCGGGCGGAGACTGGTCACCCCTCTGGGCTGAATACAGCGGAGGAGCGACGAGCGCATGGAAGGAACTGGCGGCGCCGGACGTTTCGCCACTCCTCGGATTCGCCGGGTCGCTCTTCGAGGTTCGGTTGCAGCTCGGGTCGCCGCAGACGGGAGACATCGGGCAGTATTCGCAATACGGTTCGGGGGAGTTGTCGAAGTTCGAGCCATATCTTCTGCTGACGCTCACGGACCCGGTGGCCGTCGTCTCGATTCCGGTCTTGACGGTTCAGGCGGAATCGCGGGCGTTCTCTGCGGCGCCGGACGACCGGACGTACACGCCGCCCACGGAAGACCGTTCGCTGGTTCCGGGCGCGGACGCTCGGGCGCTGACCCCGGTCGCTGAACAAAGAACGCTGATTCCGAGCGCGGACGACCGCGAATTGACGGTGAACTGAGGAGGATGAATGGAATGACGGCAAGTATGACCGTTGTGAAAGACCCCGACGCCGAACTCGACTACTCGATCGACTGGTCATTGTGGCTCGCGACAGGGGAGACGATCAGCGCGAGCGTGTGGACGGTTCCGGCGGGGATTACGGAGTCAACAGACTCGAATCAGGTCAAAGACCCGGCGATACCGGGCGGCACAAGCACCGTGATCTGGCTCCATGGCGGAACGGCCGGAGAAGATTACGAGATCGCTAACAAGATCACGACGTCGGCCTATCGGGTCGACGAGCGGACGATCTGCGTGAAAGTGAGGGAACGATGAGAAGGATATTCTGGGTTCTGGCGGCGGCCGTCTTGGTCTCCGCCACCGCGTATGCGATTGGGCGGCGCGATGTCGCCGTGGTCTCGCTCACCACCCCGGCCGATCAGAGTACGGTGGTTGATGTGAGCGCCCGCATGGTGGACAAGCCGCTCGAATCATTCAGCGCGTGGACCTCTGGAAACGGAAGCACGCCGCTGAATCTGATTCTTGCTTCCGACTTCAAGGACACCCGCTGGGGCGCCGTCTCCACACATCTCGACACGCTGCCGATCAAGGAGGGTGAATCGTACAATCTGGAGATCGATGTGGATACGATACGGATTGGTGCGTCTGCGCCCGCTTGCGACATCAAGATTATTCTGATCGGAAGGAAGGCGAAGTGATGAGCGCCCGGGCCGTTTTGCTTGCGGCTCTTCTGGTACTTCTCCCGGCTGGCGGCGGTGCAGCCTCTCGCGTGGTGGCCTCTCCGGGGGTTCCGGCGATGCAGTCGGGGCACACTTACTCGATCGGTTCCGGCTCGGTGATCAGCGCTCCGTTCGATTCGACGAACGCCGAGGTGCTTTACGTCAACCGTACTGGAGATGTGACGGTCGGCGCTGGTGGGTGGAACGACATCGCCACCCTGAACTCGCACACCTTCGAGAACTCGCCGAGCGGTCATGTTCGCGTTGGAAGTGGCTCTGTCCGGGTCGTAGCGAATGCTTCGAGTTATGGTTACGCTCACGGCACCCTGATCGTTCAGCCGTCCCGATTCCTGCACGTCGGCGCGTGGGTCTGGATCAATCGAAAGATGGGTTTCCGCCGCACGTCGATGTGGGCGCTCGATCGATCGGCAATGGCGAATCAATGCAACCCGATCAAGATGGATATTGACATGGTCTCGGGCGCCCCATCCGATTCGAGCAAGGCGGCATATGGGGCAAAAGACGATGCGGGGACCATTATCGCTTCTGCCTTTGTTAACGTGGTCAGGCAGAGAGAGTGGCACCGCTACGACGCCTTCTACGAGGGGACATCAACCGGATCGACAGCGTTCTTCTTCGACGGCGTCTACATGGTCGGGGCGGCAGGGAACTTCGATACGACCGGGGTTGACTCGATCAAGATCGGAATGGATGCCGCTGCGTTCTTCTACTCGGACACGGGGAGCGTCTGGTTCGACGGCATTGTCGTGGACACTATCCCCTTCGCCGGTTGGAGCGTGGGCTGGGGGGATGGTGTCCGCCCGGTCGGCGCGTGGTGATGAAAGCCCGGGGGCGGTTGGCGCGAGAAATCAAGGCCGCGAACCTTTGCCGCCGCCTTCCGGGCATCTGAGGAGAGATGGGACTACCGGCTCATAAGTTTCACGCCTTGACGAACATCGCGAAGGTCGATCCGACGCGGACGACGGCGTTGCGGGCGAAGTTCGTCCGTGACATGAACCGGCGGTGGGACGAGCTGATGCGCGACATCCGCCGCGAGATCCTCGACGAAGATGCGTTTGCTCTTCTCCCGAAGGAGAATCTCCTCGCCGCCGCCCGGAAGAAGTACGAGTTCAAGACGACGCAGCAGAAGGTCGACGGCTTCATGGGCTGGCTGAAGGAGAAGGAGGCCGCCGGGGTTCT